GGCCGCGCAAGCATCCGGCGGAGTGACGTCAGCCCCGGCGCTCATCCGCGAGCGCCGGGGCGGTTTTGTTGTTGGAGGTTGGATGTTGTCAGTCTTGGATCGATGGGTGGCACTGTGCCGTGTTCAGGTATTTGATCGAGACTACATGGTGGATCTGGGTTCCTGACATTTTTTCCTTGGCCGCGTTCCCCTTGCGTAGGGATTGCGGATAGTAGGGGCCGTCCTCTCCGCTTCTTCCGAGGCCGATGCACCAGACTGTGTTTCCCATGTAGAGGCGTATCCGGCTGTTGCCTGATTCAACCACCATGGATGCGTCGTTCAGTGCGAATGCGCTGGCTATCACGTCGGTCTTCCTCGCGAGCCATCGCGCGTCTCCGGTGGGCGCGACCCTTTTCACCGAGATCCCATGGCCGGACAGGAGGTCGGTGTACAGGCGTCGGGCGGGAAGTCTGCGGGTGCGGTTGTCGTCGGCGTAGTATTCCAGGCCGCATAGGTGGGCGAAGTTCGAGGCCTTCCATTGGATGTCCAGCATCATCCCGTCGTCGCATGCGATTCTCGTGATCGTTCCGACGAGATTGGCGTATAGTCGGGCTGCCTTTCGGGCCTCGCCAAGCATCCGCCGCTTCGCCTCGGTCACGTTCACGCCCGGAATCCTCCCAGAAAATTAAAAGAGGGGCACCGACCAAGCGCCCCTCCGAAGCCGTGTGGCTGATCTTTTTACAGTCTTCTGCATGACTAGCGTCCCGTTTGCGCGGGAAGGGTCACGGCTCCGGTTGGTCTCAACCGTCTGGCCCAGCCGTTGGGCGAGACATCCAGCTCTCGCTGATGGCGCATCGACTCGCCATCGGATGCCTGCGGCAGCCAGCCACACGCTTCGAACCCGAAACCCTGCCCACCAGCAAAGCAGGTCCGGGTCTCAAGTTCGATTGCAACGATACCCCATGACGTCGGACATTCGTCTCGCCGTGAGCGTGATCCAGACGGTATTCGCACAAAACCACCGGGCCGCCGCGACGGCGGCGGACGACCACGCAAACACGCCGAATAACAAGAAAACGCCCCTCCCCCAGCATCATGCTGAGAGAGGGGCGATGTTTAACCGAGTTTTCCGATGATCTGTTTTTCTTTATCGTTGAGAGGCCATACGGTCACATCCTCCGCGGCCTTCAGTTCCGCGGCCTTCAGTTCCGCGGCCTTCAGTTCCGCGGCCTTGGCTTCGCTCATCAGATAGCCGCCGCCGAAGATGGCCTTCTTCACGGCCTTCTGCGAAGCGAGCCTAGGCGTGAATGCCACGTCCGAAGCCTTGACACGGAACTCGACCTGCTTGCCAATCTTCCTGAGCCTGTTCACGGTAAGCAGTTCACGTGGATACGCGTATTTCGGCGGATGCCTGCGCTGCTCTTTCCTGACGCGCTTCACGGTCTCGTCTATCGCGTTGGCCAGATCCGGCGCGGTGCGGATCAGATCATCGCCGAAACTCGTCACGAAGCTGGTGTTGACCTGCGCGCCGTTCGCGTATTCGATGGCCGAACCCGTGACGATCATGTGCGCTCCGTTGCGTGACGCGCTGGAGAAGATCGTGAGACACGGCGCGAACAGGAAGAAAGGAACATGGTTGTCACGGTAGAACGTGCATATCTTTGACAGAATCGAGAAAGGTGGGTTGTCCACAACCACCTTGCCATCGGAATAGTCGAACCGTTCGTAGTCGCCGCCCGGATAGAAGGGCCGCACCACCTTCCTGGGGTCGATGCCATATTCACGGCATGCCCAGTCCTTTATGGTCTCATACACTGCGGGGGGGTATAGCAGTCATCCGTGGTCTTCTTCGGTTTGAATTTCTCCACGAACGCGTCGTAATCGTCAATCGTCTGCTGTCTGATGCCCATTTTGAAAGTCCTAAAAATAAAGCCCCTCCTCCATGATGGAGAAGGGGCAAATGTTAAAAAACAGGGTGTAAAAAATTTCACGGACACTACAGTGCCGCAAATTTTTCCACACCCGAGGTTGAGTTTCCGGCGCGAGTTTGAGTCTCGCGCCCGAAAATTAATCACTGGCCGTCGGTGACGGTGATCTTGAGCTTGTCGAGCTTGGCCTTCACCGCGTTTTCCACGGCGGCCGCGATCTGGTCGGGGTCGGCGCCCTTGCTTTCGGCGAGGGTCTTGACCGCCTCGGTCAGGGCGGTCACCTGCGCCGTCAGCTGCGGGATCATCGTGTCGTGGAGACGGATCACGTCGCTGGTCGCGTCGCTGATCACATCCCTCGCGTACCTGCCGTTCGGCAGCTTGTGCAGCCACGTCCCGCCGGTCAGTCCTTTATCGTGCATGGCGAACACGTCCTGGATCGCCGGTGACAGGCAGTCCCTCACACAGGCTCCGTTCGGGAGCTTGTGCGTCCAGATCTTCATGATGTCTTCATCCGTCAATGCCATTTCGGCACCTCCTAATAGTTCGTTTGCTCTTGTGATTATCCGGTCCACCGGCAGCGCGTTGACGCACCTGTCGGGGCACCCGTAGTGGTCCGTGCCCGGCACCTCGCGGTGCAGGACGATGTTGCCGTGCCGGTTGCCGCTGGCGTCGTGCCAGAGGGTCTTCCACCCGTATCGTCGGGCGATGTCGGCGCACAGTCTGGCGCTGGCCTCGACCTCCGCGTCGGTGACGGGGATCCCGGCCATGCCGCCCTCGTGCTCGATGGTCACGCCGCTGCAGTCGGATCGCCAGTTGGCGTCGGCCCACGAGCCGTCGTCCTCGTCCACCCACTGGTAGACGCTGCCGTCGCCGCCGACGCCATAGTGCGAGGCGGCTTGGAAGCTGGAGCGCATGAAGCACGAGTCCGTGCCGGCCAATCGGCCGACCATGATATGCAGGGTGATGTGGTTGACGGCCAGTCCATTGCGACCGTTGTAGTGGTTCGGGCTGCCGCGCCATAGTGCGAAGCTAGCGCCGGTCACTGGATGTCACCGCCCGGCTCAAGATCCGCGTCCGTGGTGTCGGTGGTCTTCGGCGTGGTCTTGGCCACGGCGGAAGCCGCGCTCAGGGCAGCGCTCTTCGCGGCGGTGATGCCATTCACCACACCCTCCTTCTTCAGGGCGTCGACGAGCTGCTGACCAGCAAGGGAAGCGCTGGTGATGTTCTGGTTCTTCCACCAGCCGTAAATGGTTCCGGCGATGCCGATGACGCCGAAGATTGACGCGCTGACCTGTTCGTTGGTGAATGGCAGCGGATTGATGCCGGCCAAGGACAGGCCCGCGTTGGCCAAGGCGTAGAGGGTGACGATAATAGTCACTCCGGCCTTGACACGCTCGGCTGTCAGACCGGGCAGATTGGTGGTGGTGTTTTTAGTGGCGTGTTCCGCCATATTTTGCCTCCTTAATAAGGGAGGCCACCTCCGAAGAGATGGCCTTGAAATGGTTATTGTCGTGAGATGACCGCCAGCAGGACAATGAGCGTGCACAGCGAAATCAGGGCATGCGTCACTCAGGCCTCCAATGTTTCGGGCGCCACGTCGGCGCGCAGCTCGTCGGGCAGGTGCGGCTTCGGATGACGTTTGAGGAATTCCGGCTCGATGATCTCGCAGAACAAGCCAAGCCAATGGAAAAGGTCGCGGGTGTAGGCCGTGAGCGTGAAATACTTCCGCTGCTGCGATTCCAGATGCTGTATCTGCTCCTCCTGCGATTCGACCTGCTCGCGCAAAGGCTTGATGACTGAATCGGTCAGAATGTCGCAGGCTTGGGCGGCTATCTGCGCAGTGTCCTTGCGACGGCTGGAGATGGCGCCGATGATGGCTCCGACTCCTCCGCCGCCGACCAGTGCGACGATCACCGCCGTCCAGAATTCCTGGCTTGAGAAGAGGTCGAGCGGTGGCATCAGTCCTCGGCTCCGTCACTGCGCCATGTCTTGATTTCGGTGACTTGTGCGAGCTGTGTGGCGGTGATGGTCTCGCTGTCCTTGGTGTCCATGTCCGCGATGGTGGCCTCGGTGGCCTGCCGGTCCGTGAAGGTGGCGGTGACACCACGCGAATAGTCGCACCATGTCTCACCGTCCGCGTCCTTGTGGTCGAACGTCAGGCCCAAGCGCAGCAGTTGGCGGATGAGGCTGCCTTTCGGCGGCCGCAGGTCGAGGATGCCGTCCTCCACGTTCGCCGTGGTCCCGGTGTTTTCATTGTTTTCGTCAGACATATCGTCCTCCTTGGTTGGTTTATGGTGGTTTTGGATCATTGGGCGATGCTCAATTGGTCGAGCGACACCCAGTCCCAGACGCCGTAGATCCTCACCTGCCTGCTGCCGGCCGGAATGTACGCGTTGGTCCAGCCGAGCGTGTTGTTCCGGTAGGCGGGCAAGAGGAAGTTCCGGTTCAGGCTCGACGTCCACAGTCTGAGGACGCCGGGGTTTGCGAAGAGGCTGTTGTCGCCGTCGATCGTGGTCTTGACGCGTCCGCGGAACCGCAGGCAGCCGCCGCGATACCCGTATGCCGCGTGGCCGGCCACACTGCATCCCTTGCCGGGAGCGATGTCCTGCCATCCGGTCTGCCACACTTGTTCCGGCTCGGACGAGGTGGACCCGTCACCGGCCAGCGCCGGCTCCATCCTGATCGCGAAATGGTCATCGCCAAAGGGGCCCATGATGAAACGGTCCAGGAAATCGGCGGAGCTTCGTGCGGTATTCGACTTGATTATCAGCTTGTCCTGTCCGACCTGCACGACGTCCACTATCTGGTTGGCCGGGTTCCTGTTCTTGACGTGGAAGACGCCGTCGGTGCCGACCAAAGCGGATGGGCCGGTGAACACGCCGTTCGTTTTCTTGCCGACCCGCACGCCGTCCGACGTCATCTGGATGCATGGTTCCAACGCGGCGACCCTGTCCTGCGCGTTCTGCGCCTTGCCGGCCGCCTGGTTGGCTGTCTGGTTGGCGTTGTTGAGCGCGTCGGCCAATACCGGTGTCGTGGTGGTGGTCGTGCCGTTGGTCCACACGCATTTGGATCTGGTCCACAGGTATTTGCCGCTCGACCATGCCATGTTCGGGCTCCACGAGCCGCCCGTCTGGGTGGTCGCGCTGGTGGACAGGTAGTATTCGGGCGTGATGCTCTTAGCACCATTGCCCGTCGCTCCAGTCTGTCCCTGCTTGCCGGTGGCCCCTTGCGGGCCTTGCGGCCCTGTGGAGCCGGTCGCGCCTTTCGGTCCCGTCTGACCGGTCGCACCGGTGATGCATGTTGCCGCGGTCGTTTTGGATGTGCCGTCGCCCAGTGTGGTGACGGTCCGCTGCCACATGTATCTGCCCGACTGCCATGCCGGTGCGGTCGTGCTCCATCCGGACGTGGGCGCGGTCGTGCTGCTCGCCGCCAACGCGTATTCGACGCGCACTCCCGTCATGGACGTCTTCGCCACGGCGGAGACCTTCGAATCGGTCTCGGTTTTGCTGTAGAACTTGGCTTCCCACGAATTGTTGTTCTGCGTGATCTTGGAGCCGATCTCCTGTGTGACGCCACTCTTGGTGGCGTAAGTGCTTGCGACGGTGCTCGTGATGCTCTTATTGCTCGCGGTGATATCGGATTTCGTGGCTAGACCGGAACCATCGGAACCTTTATAGTTCTCGACAACACCAAGTGCAATGGTTTTGGCATTCTGATTGACATAGGATTTAGTGGCGTAATCTCCTGCTGGTTGAAGGCCGGTGACGTCGACGCATGCGACGTTTGCCACATACCACTGAGTCGTTAGGCTATCATTCCACTGGTCGATCTGGAAGTATACGCATCCTCTGGATTTGCCGTTCGGACAGGTGAAACGCCATGTCGCGGACATCCATCCGTCACTCAGGTTTGACGTCGATTCCGTATGTACCATGCTGTCCCAGGCGTGTCCGCTGGTCTGTTTGGTGTACCAGATACCAGCATTTAGTGATATGTCGCCCTTGATCTTCTTGGCATGAGCGGTGATCACATATGTGTGGCCCGGTACCACAGGAAAACTGGTGGCGGAATTGGAATGGTCACGGCTTGCGAGTAGGTTCACTCCGCTCCCATTCGGCGCAGTTACGTTATCCACCAGAGAAGTGATCTGTGGCTTGTCCGGGTCGAACGTCGGATTGACCCACAGGTTCGAACCACGGCCATAGGTCTGGCTTACAGTGGTCTTGAAACCGTTAAGATTCTGTTCCAGAGAGCTTACGCGGCTTACAGCGCCGTCAGCGGTAGATGCGACCTGTGAGATGGTCTGCTTGTTCGAGTCGGCAGTACTCTTCGCCTCGTTAGCGGTCTTGACAGTCGCATCGAGGGTCTTGGCCTGTTCGGTGATCTTGGTCGAAAGACCGTTGGCGGTCTGTTCCACCGTGGTGGCCTTGCTCATTGCTCCGGAAGCGGTCTTCGACACCTCGGCCACCTGGGCGGTGATGCTGTCGGAAGTCTGTTTCAGCGCACTGGTGGTGGCGTAAGCCGACATGCCGTCCTTGGGCTGGTAGGTCTTGGCGACAGTGGATTCGAAACCGTCGAGGTTCTGTTCGAGCGAGCTCACGCGGCTCACGGCTCCGTCGGCGGTTGTTTTGACCTGTGAAATGGTCTGCTTGTTACTGTCAGCGGTCGACTTGGCCTCGTTCGCGGTCTTTGTCGTGGCATCCAGCGTCTTGCCTTGGGCGGTGATCCTGGTGGACAGGCCGTTGGCGGTCTGTTCCACCGTGGTGGCCTTGCTCATCGCTCCGGAAGCGGTCTTCGACACCTCGGCCACCTGCGTCTTGATGGAATCCGCGGTCTGCGTCAATTCCGACTTGGTCGAATAATCGCCAGCGGGCTGGAGGTCTTCCGGTGCGGGACTCCAATCCGTGGCCTTGGATCCCTTCTCGGCCTTGATCCGCCGCCACCTGAACTTTCCGGACGCAAACCAGTCGCATCGGATGCCGAGCTGAAACTTTCGGTTTGCGGTATTCGATTTTCGAGCTTTGTTCGTCCGGGACAGATGATAGACGGCATTCACAGGTGTCTGCCGGGTCAGGAGCGAATCGGCGAACACGTTGAACACGTGACTAAACGATCCATCCACAGTACCCTGTGTAAGGGCTAATGCGGTATGCCCGCCAGTGCTTGCGACATCCGCAAATTCGATGTCGATCTGAGTGGTGTAGTCCGCGCCTTCCGCAAGGCCATCGGGAGTGTCGACGGTGGCAAGGACCTTGCAGAAGTTTGAGGCATTCGGTGTTATCACAATCCAATCGGACCAATTGCCGGAAGTCCCCTTTATCAGATTCGTCCCGCCGACAGACAGCTTGTCGAGATCGTCCTTGGTGGTGTACGTCTGGCTGACGGTCGTTTTGAACCCGTTCAGATTCGCTTCGAGACTGGTGGCCTTGTCCACCGCGCTCTGGGCGGTCTTCGCGGTCGACGAAATACTAGCGCTCAAAGAGTCCGAAGTGGCCTTCAGGCTCGTCCGGGTCGCATACGTGGCGTCGGCCTGCGCCTTGGACTGATAGTTCTTCGACAGGTCCAGACTCACGCCGTCGGCGGTCTGCTGGGCCTTGGAAGCGGCGGTCACGGCACCATCGGCGGTCCGTCTGACCGAGGACAGCGAGGAGGACAATGATTCGCTCGTGGCCTCCAATTCGGCCTTCGTGGAATACTTCAGATCCGCGTCCTTCGCGCTCGTGTAGTCGGACGTGAGCGTGCGTTTCACGCCGTCGGCGGTCTCCTGGGCGCTGTTGGCTTTCTCCACCGCCCCTTCCGCCGTGCTTTTCACGGACGTGATGGACGAGCGCAGGCCGTCGGCGGTCTGCTCGAGCTCGGTCTTCGTGGAATACTTCAGTTCCATGTCCTTCGTGCTCGTGTAGTCCTCGCTCAGCGTGGTTCTGATGCCGTCCGCGGTCTGCTCCACCCGCGACGCCTTGCTCAACGCGTCTGACGCGGTCTTCGCGGTCTGCAAGACGGTGGACGAGATGCCGGTCACGGTCTGTTTCAATTCGGTCATGCTTTTGACCGTCGTGTCGCTACGGGTGATCTCGCCGGTCAGCCGCTGGTCGAATTCTTTGAGCTGCGTCTGCTGTCCATCGACGGTGCCCTTGATGTCCGTGATCCGACCGGCCAGTTGATCGCCTTTGCCGGACAGGCCTGACACGCGCGCGTCCAGATCGCCCACGCTCTTGTCGAGCTCGGCCTTGCCGGCATCCACCCTCTGCGAGAGCTTGTCACCGTCGGCCTTGATCTGATCCGTCTTCGCGTCCACCTTGGCGATGCCCTCCTTGAGCGCCGTCGTCTGCGATTCCAGATCGGACTGCGCCTTGTCGGCCTTCGCATCCACGGCCGCAATCGCCGTGTCGGTGGCCTTCTTGTTCGCGTCCACCTCGGCCTGCAGATCAGAGCGCGCCTTGTCGGCTTTGGCGGCGGCGTCATCGGCGGCTTTCTGCGCGTCCCGCGCGGCCTTGTCGATTCCGCTCGTGTCCACGAGCGGCAGCTGGGTGCCGTCCTTGTCGACGCGGTTGATGCCGTCCGAGGCGTTCCCTCCGGCGAGTATGCCCTCGCCGTCGCCGGTATCGATCCACACTCCGCCGCTCCTGCGGGTGAGCAGGCCGGTCGCGACCTCCAACGCGTTTAAGCTCGTGCCGAACAGCAGGTCGATGTCGCTGGGATTGATCTCGCCATGCGATGCCATGAGTGGCCTCCAAAAAGAACGTGGAGGATCCATGCGTCAGGTGCAGGGGTCCTCGCAGATATCAAACAAGAGTGTGACCTTGCCCGTCTGGTCGCCGCTCATCTTCATGAGCCGCTGACGGTACAATCCGTCCGGAAGGTCGGGATAGCCAGTGATGGAAATTTCAAAGATTTCGCCGGGCCAGAAGGTGCCGAGCGCATGCAACGGCATGCCGGAAGCGTCCACGTCGTTCGCGTCGATCGTGCCGGATAGTTGCATGAGGGGCTTGGAATTGGCCGCGAGCTTGGCCTGCGCGTGCGATTTCAAGACGTCCCAATTCTTCGCGTCCGAATCCGAATAGGTCCCCTCGCGCAATGGCCATGGGTCGCTGCGGCGGCATAGGGTCAGGTCCTCGGCCAGACAGCACAGGGTCGCCTTGTCACTGCCCGCGCCCGTGGCGTAAAAACGCTGCGTGGGCGCCATGCGGTCCACCTTGAGATCCTCGATGCTGCCGCCGAGCGGATGGTAGTGCAATGAGTGCACGGTCTTCTGGCCGAGATAGACGTCACCATCCGACCCCGCTTCGAAGCGATACCTCACATGCTGCGAATCCGAAAGATAGGGTCGGAATTGCATGTCCGGCCCGCCGATCACGTTCGCGAGCTTCGACAGGATCTGCTTGCACGACTGATTCTGCACATCCCAATCCTGATAGTCCATGCGCTGATGATTGCCACGCTCATTGAGCCATGGGAGGTCGATCGGCAGCATGCCGCCCGGCTTGACGCTCGTGCACTGGCGGATCACCTCGCACGCGATCGCACGCAGCGACAGCCCCTGCCATGCGAATCCGCCGGGTGCCGTGTGCGCCTGGTTGGTGCCGAACCCGCCCTCGTGCGTGAGGATCCTGTCGCCCAGCACGGTCGGGATGCTGTCCAGCGGGATGCTCACATCCTGCTGTCTGCTCGACCTGACGCCGAACACTCCACCGATGATCGGCGTGCCCAACGAGGCGTCGCCGTCCATGGCGCCGTGCCAGAACAGTATGAGGCCGCGCTTGCCGCACATCAGGGCATCCGCCCGCGCGGTCGGCGTGGAACCGGGGATCTGCGACCAGGGCAACTGGAGTCCGGACGCCTCGTCCTCACCAACGCCCTTGTCCCTCGTCGTGGAAAAGCTGGAGTCGCTGACGGTCATCGACCATGTGAAGCTTGGGATGTCTATCTGCTGGCCGAGCAGGCCGGTCATCGTGTCGCACAGGCATGCGCGCCAACTCATCTCGCCACCCCCTCGTCCTTGACCACGAGCACGCGGCCAACATAATTGTCGCCATTGTCCTTCGCGCCGTAATGCGTCACATATCCGCCGCCCTGCTCGTTGAACATGGCGACTCCGATGGTGTGCGAGCCTTTCGCGAGCTGGAGTGAGCATGTGCATTCATGCGTCTTCCAAGAATCCGTGTATTCGATTTTCCTCGTGGTGTACAGTCTCCCGTCGACGATGAAACGCACCGTGGCGACGCCCTTGGACCCGTCCTTCTTCGCAGTGGAGACACAGGCATACACGGCCAGCAGCAGGTTGCGGTCGGTCGGCATCTTGAAAGTGCCGAGCAGGAAAGGAGCCGTATACGCGGGATTGGACGAGGCTTGAAGGTCCTTGTTCTCGGCGATTCGCGCGAGCACGCCAAGACTCGCGCCATGCGGTATGGCGTAATCCTGCGTGTCCACCATCGTCGCCGACTGCGTGGACGAGGCACCGGCAGGCATCCTCATGCTCATCAGCCGCGTGCATCCGGCAGGCAGGGACGGGGCGACGGGATTCGCTGATGGCGTGCCCTGCGTCACACCGGAGACGACGGCATTGTTCGAGTCGCCTTGGCTGATGTCATTGGCCTTGAGCCAGATGACGTCGATGCGTGGATTCGACGGGTCTCCAGCACCCACGGCGGGTGACTGACCGCCACCCCAATAAGCCTCCGTATATCCGTCCGCATTGCCACGTGAGCAGACGGCCACACCCTGCGCGACGTCATACCGCAGGTCGCTGCGGCCCGAAACATCCAGTCCGCAGATGATGCCGGTGTTCTCCCAATGCGCTTTGATGACCTGACGATGTGTCAGCGGGTCCACTCCCTTGCCGGTCGAATCAGGCGCGATACCCAAAGCGGTGGTCATTTCTCAATCTCCTTACATGTAGGTGTCATGGCATTCGACGCTCACATACCCATTGCCGATGGATTGCAGGTTCACGGCCAGCGAGCCGCCCGGCTGGACGGTCGGAAAGCCACGCTGGCGAAGATTCCTGCTCACATCCAAGCCGCCGATGCTCGCCGTGCGCGAGCGGGAATCCAAGACAAGCGGAACGTTGCCGACCGCCTGCGCATAATCCAGACTCATGCCAAGGCCGGGGAAAGTAAGCTGCACGCCGCTGGGCCAAGGGCCCTGCACGGTGAAAACGGGATACGCGCGGGAGCTGCCATTGTTTGTGAGCGTGCACACGTTACGCGCATCCACGGCCGCTTTTCCATAGGACAGCGGATAGGCCAAGCCCTTGCCGGAATCGCCGTAGGAAAGGCCAACGTGGTCCGATTCAATCGACGGCAACAGCTGACAGCGTTGCGGTTGCGAGGACAGGCGCTCCGGACGCTCGAAAACAAGAGTGATGTCGCCGGAAAGGTTCTGCCAAAGCGGATTCTGGATCTTCTGCTCAAGAGACCGGACATAATATCCTCCACTACAGTAGGTGTCCTGCCCTTCGTCGATAACGTGGCATGTGACGAGACCGTGGACGAGGTTGTCAAGCAGTGATAACTGCCTCAGAGCCTCTCCGCGGTCGCTGCCGGCGATGACACGGTAGCCGACCGTGACCACTCGTGCATCGTACATGATGTCGTCAGAGACGATGTCATGTCCACCATCGCCTTGGCCACGCGAGGTGACGGTGACCTTGGCGTCAGGCGTGGCATACCAGCCGGACAGGCCCGTCAATGCGATGCCGAATCCGTCGAATTGACCACCGTGCAATGTGACTGATGTACCGTTGGCGGTAAGGATGACGTCGCTCATCTTCCTCTCCTCACTGCGGCCATGACTTTATTGCCGATGATCGTTCCGCTGACGCTTGGCTGATCGGCCACGACGACCTTCATCGGCATATTGACCGTGGTCTGTGCCGCATCGGCGGGCATTTCGACCTTGACCACAATCGGCATGTCACGCGAGGTGGAAAACACCTCACGCGGGATGCGCATCTCGTTAATGGCGCGCATGACATCAAGCCCGTAATAGTCGACGGCCGACGCTCGGTGCGTGTATTCGCCCGCGGCGAGACGCGCGTTGAGCAGGTGCACGCTGTCGCTCAAACCATTGCCGGGCGCCCATGCCGGATCCACGTAGCCGGAGAACATGCCACCTCCGGAGAACATGCCACCTCCGGCGAACTGCTGGAAGGTGCCGTCGGTGAACATTCCACCGGTGTAGCCACCCTCCGTCTTCGTCTTCTCCGTGACGGTGAAGCTCTTGTCCGCGATCTTGAAGTTGTTGATGGAGCGGAGCACCGGAGTCGCCTGGTCGTTGACCGAGGCGGTGCTCTTCTTGTCGTTCAGCTTCTTGCGGTTGACGGCATCGACCTTCGGTCCGGCCTTGTCGGTCGAATTGAGGGTGTTCTTCTTGTTGTCGAGCCTCTTCGCGTTCGCGGCGTTCGTCTTCGGCGTTGCCCTGTCGATGGAATCCAAGGCGTTGCGCTTGTTTGACAGTTTCTTCGCGTTGGCCTTGTCTACCTTCGGCGAGGCGTTGTCCTTCGCGTCGAGGCTGGCTGTGGCCTTCCTGCCATTGAGCTTTCCGATGTTCTTGGAGGCGGTGTTCGCCTTCTTGGATGCCTTGTCGGTCGCGTCGATGGTGCCTTTGACGTGCTTCTTGCCGAAGTCGTCCATCATCTTCCGCGCCTTCTTGGCGCTGGCCGTGGCCTTCTTGGCGTCGGCGTCGAGCTTGGCCTTCGCTATCTTCTTGCTGAATTTGTCAAGGTTGGTTTCCGCGCCCTTGGTCTTCGACTTGGCTTTGGAATCGTCAACGTCAAGCTTCGCCTTGTTGTTGTCGGCGGTCTTCTTGATGTTGTCGATGGAAGCCTTGATGCTGTCGGAACTCAGACCCCAACGGTCTGCCAAGGCGTTAGCGGCCTGTTCGCTCATGCCCGAGGCTTCGGCCTGCCGGATGATCGCGTCACGCGCGTCCTGCAGCACGCCGTTCGCGCGTTCGATCTCACCGCTACTAAAACCGGTGCTCTCGCCCTGCTTGAGAATCTTCTCCGCAGCATTCTGGGCACTGCTGGCGATGTCCTCCAAAGCCTGCTTGGTCTTCGTACCCTTCTCGGAAAAACGGTCAAGCAGATCCCCATTCTGGTCGAACACCATGCCGTTGTCCTTGCAGGTGTCGGACAGTTCACCGATCTTCTGGTTCAGCTGGTCGACTGCCTGATCTGCAGTCAGGTTGCCGGACTCCAGGCCGAACAGAGACTTCACGAGGTCGTCGATTTCATCCGACGCGTCCGAAGCGGAAGAGCCAAGCTCTTTGTTCGCATTGGCGGCATCCTTCGCGGCGGCGGCAGACTTTCCGTCAGCATCTACCGCGTTCTTGGCTGCCTTGCTTTTCTCATTGGCCTTCTTGGAAGCATCATCGTAGGCCTTTGATTCCTCTTTCAGGGCTTTTTTGATGGCGGATGCCGCAGTTGCGCCAATGCCGGGCTTGTCGATTTCCTTGATCTGCTTGTTGACGCGCTTCAAAGCGGCTTCGTTGCCCATGGCTGCGCTGGTCATGTCGGTCAGGCTGATACCCGCTTTGTCAAGCCATGTGGTCAACTTGACGCCGCCACTGCTCATATCCTGATAGGCTCCGGCGATTTCGGACGCGACATCCGAACCGGACTCCAGGGCGCTTTCCAGCTGCTCGGATGCCGCCTTAGCCTTCTGCTGCTGAGAAATGAAAGCCGATAACGCCACGCCGGCCACCGTCAGCGCGATGCCCCACGGTCCACCGAGCAAACTCATCACACTGCTGCCGACAGCCTTGAAACCAGCGGTCTTCAGTTCGGCTCTGCTGGCGCTCGTGCCGAACGTCTCCAACTGTTCCTGCGCGCTCATACCGGATGCGCGGAACATTTCGAAGGCGGTCTGCGCGGAAGCCAAAGCGGTCTTGACGCGTTGGATCGGGTCGATGGCCAAGCCGATATTGTTGGCCATCGTGCTGGTGCTGCCGTTGAGATTGCCTGCGGCCTTGTGCACGGCTCCGAACACGCCGGCCAATGATGCCATGACCACGAGCGTCTGCTGCACGCCTGACGGCAAACCGGCGAACGCGTCAACCAGCGTATCCAACCCCTGCACCATCTTGCGCAAAGGCCCCTGAGCGCCCTCGCCGACGGAAATCATCAAGGATTCCATCGAACCGCCAAGATTCTCCAGATCACCCTTGAGATTGTTGTTCTTCGCAGCCGCCTGCTCGGCGGCGTACCCGCTTTCGGAGACGGCCTTCGTCCACTTGTTGACACCGGACTCGCCCGCCTCGTAAAGATAATTCGCGGCCTTGATCGCGTAACTGCCGAAGATGGTCGCGTTCGCCTGGTTGCGCTGCTCGTCGGTCAAGCCTTTTTCGGCCTTCTGCAACTGTCCGGCGAAGTTCGCCATGCCGACGAAATGATGTTGAGCGTCATATGCGCTGATGCCCAATTCCTTCATCGTGTTGGACGCTTCGGTGGACGGTGCGGCCAGTTTCATCAGCATGCTGTTCAATTGGGTGCCGGCTTCGGCGCCGATGGTGCCGTTCTGTGCGAACAACGCCAGTACGCCGGTGGTTTCCTGAATGTTCATGCCGAAACTGTTCGCCTGCGCGCCGCAGTTGTTCAACGCCTCGCCGAAATCGGAGACATTGCCGACGGCCTTGCCGGCGCCAGCCGCCAAAGTATCGGCCACTTGGGAAGCCTGAGACCCCTTCAGGTGGAACATGCTCAACGCGTTGGCCATGTATTCGGCGGCATCACCAACGGCCATTCCATCGGACGCGGCCAGATTCAAAGCGCCAGACAAACCGCCGGTGAGAATATCCGTGACGCTCATGCCGGCCTTGCCGAGATCGTTGATCGCGTCGGCGGAATCCGAAGCGGAATAAACGGTCGATGCTCCTGCTTCGATGGCGGCGGCACGCAGCTGGTCCATTTGGGCGCTGGTCGCGCCGGTGTTCGCCTGCACGGTGCTCATCTGCTGGTCGAAGTCCGCGGCCATCTTCACCGCGGCCACACCGAAAGCGGCCACGGCCAAACCTGCTGCGGTCATGCCGCTGGCGATGAGCGCGGACTTGCGTCCGGTGTGTTCCATGCCAGAAGCGACCGTTCTCGCGGTGCTTCCGGCGCGGGTCATCGCCGCCTCATATGAGGCTGTGTCCGCCATCAACCGGATGACGATGTTCTTGTTCTCCGCCAAAGCATCCTCCAAAAATCAGGTCAAATGCGCCACCAAGGCGTTCGCAGCCGGATTGTCCCTGCCATTCGCATCAGTCCACTGTTTCATGGCCTGCTGCATGTGCGCAGTGGCCCAGCAAACGCTGGTTTCGGCATGCAATGTAAGTTCGCTCTTCGGGTCTTGGCAGATCGTGCGAGGCAAACCGCACATGGGGCATAATGACCGTTCGTATTCCGCCAACGAGCGCATCCAATTGCGTTCCGTCTCATCCCATTCGACATCATCGCCCTCACTCGGACGCCAGCCCATGAAACGCTTATAGCTGATGCCGAGCTGGCGGCAGATCTTAAGATCCTCGACTAGTTGCGGAGAACCTGCGAGGCGAGGTCGAATGCCGCTTTTGGGTCCGCTGCGGTGCCGTTCAGTTCGGCGATGGCCTGCCAGATCGGCGTGAACTGGCCATCGGTGAGTTCGTCGAACAGATTGCGCCACGCCTGTTCGGTCTTGTCCTCGTCGGACACCGGCTTGCCGCCGATGGTCGCGGAATCAAGCATGAGAGGCAATGCCGCGGCGGCGGTGCCGAACATGTCGTTCGTGCCGTTCTCGTTGCGGTGCGCGGCCAATGCCTGCGCCCACTTGCTTACCGGCAATGCCCGCAACGTGAGCTTCAATGTCTCCGCATCCGCCTGTTCGCGCAGCTCTTCGATGCGCCGCGCGGTGGCCTTCGCCTGCCGGTTCGTCCCAGCCTCCGTGATTTGTTCGCGCGTGGTCTCCTCGGCCAGCGCATCACCCAATCTGGCGATGTCCTCGGCGATCTGCTGGTTGAGGATGACATCGACCTCACGAGTGCGCCTGGTGACTTTAAGCATATGTGTTCCTTCGCTCTAATATTCATGTCCCTTTGCCGGAAAAGAGAGAAAGAGGGTCCCGCACCGGCGAAAGGGACGAAAGTCCGGTGCGGGAAGAATCAATCAGGCGACCTTCACGTTCTCCGCCCAGCCAGGAGCGCGAACGGAGAAATTGACCTTGCTGCGCAGCACGCTGTTCGCGGCAATCGCCACCTTGGCGCTCATGCCGATGCGGACAGCATACACGTTCACCGTATCTCCGGCGGCAAAAGAATCATCCGTCTGCTTGCCATAGCGGCGCACGAAATAGCCTTCCACACCCTCGGTCAACGTCTCCATTGCCACGTTTTCCGTGGAATGCGAAGTGTTGGTGTTGTCGATGACCTCGATGCTTGAACCGCTGATCTTCTTGCGTCCGGGATTTTCATAATCCTGCGCGCTGTTCTCTCGCTGGTCGGAAATGGACTCCTGCGACGGCGAGCACGACCAGCCGCCCATAGTGACGTAGTTACTCAGGTCGGTTCCGGCGTTGATCTCGTCGGCGGTCGGCTTCTGGATGTTTTCGATGGACGGCACCCAGATCGTGTTGACCAGACCGTCCGCCGGTGTGGAAGGAACTTCAGTTCCAAGAGTCAAAACCATGACTCCTCCTTAAATATTTGTGGTCACATGCGTGACCAGTTGAATTTGAAAGTCAGAAGACGGCACTGGTAAAGCAGCGCCGTATCCTCTGCGGTAAGTCCGGCCGCATAAGCGCCGGAATCGGAGAACAACGTCAGACAGCCGGTGTCGAAACCCTGCGCGACGAACCTTTTGCCAGCAAGCCCTGGAATCATGAGGTCATCGGCCAGCACGTTGACGGAATCGGCCGTGGTGCTCACGATGCGCACCAGCAAAGTGCCGATGCCGCAATGCACATGCTGCGTTTCGCCGACGATATGACCGTTAGTCGTGACCGTCTCAATCACCCACGGCGGCTTGTCGGTCGGCTTCGGGGCGGTCTGCCGGTACACGGCCCAGCCAGTCGCTGGCTTCGGGATATGGTCGAGGATCGTGTCGGTCAACGTCATGATCGACGTCATTCAGACCACCTCCACGGCGGCACGCGCCACGTATTCCGCAAGCTTCGGCAATTCTTCCTCACCATGCTCGTAGAACCGATGCGTTCCACCGCCCCTCGCGGTGCCGAAGAACGCGATGTTCGCGAGCGAACCAGTGCCGCCCTTCGTCGGGCCTATCTCGGCGGTGATGCGTCCGGGCGTCTCGCTCACCGTGTAGGTGATCGGAATGCTGCGGAACGCCTTGTTGCCGGAGCCTTTCAGGTCGTCGCGAATCGAGTTCTTGACGTTCTGCGCGCCCTTCTTCACCGAAGCGGAGATCAAGGCGCGGCGAGCCACGCCCTTGGCGAGCAGCGCATCACCGAAGGCCGTCAACTGCGAAGCGTCGAACAGTCCACTCATGAGTCCTCCTTCACATTCCAACGGCAGGCGGTGGCGTGCGTCTTCTCGCTTTGAGGTGAGACGAGCCTGAACCGCCTGCCGACGAGCAGCGGATTGGCGGATTCCGTGACTTCCACCACGTCACCGGCGCGAAGGCCTGGAGTGCCATATGGAAAATGCACGTACAAAGACCAGACCAACGAGACGGCGCCCATGTTCTGGGCGGCGCTTCCCTCGGTCTGTTCGCTGGCGAGACCACCAGAGGTCTGCACCTTGCACTTGCCCTCATACACCTGCTCCGTGCCGGTGTTCGGCAGTCCCGTGTCCGGATCCGTGGTGGACTCGTCTGGGCGGGTTACCGTGCACTGGTCGGTCATGAGGCCTTCCGCGTCACGGCGGGCCTTGGAGAGGAATGATGCGCTGATTCTCATCGGAACACCCCTATCGAAGAGACGTTCGCGCCGAAGCGGTTGCGCAGGCTGCGCTTGGTCGCTTCCGGCAGTTCGGTCACGTCGATTTGGGCGGCATCGCCTTGCGCGTATCCGACCTGTGCGTCGTCGACACGTTCGTAGCTGACGCCGGCGTGGGCGCCGGGGCCTCCGTCCTCGAGCTGGTGGAGTCCGGCTGCGACGTACGAGCAGACCAGTCTGACGATATCGGCGGGTATCGGATTCCAGCCACCCGTGAAGGTGACTGTCACGACCGACGGGATGCGTCCGAAGGGGCTCCACGGCTCTTCGCGGTAGAGTGCGGATCCGAGGAGCCGCCAGTCGTCGACGGTCTTGCCGTCGATGAGCACCTTGGAAACGCTTCTGACGGCCCTGCATGGCAGGTCGAGTTTCCTGGACTGTTCTCCGGGGATGTCGACGGTCCATTCGCCGAGGGTGATCGGACAGCCGGCGGCCGAGCGGACGGCTTCGGAGACCGAGTCGAGCAGACTGGTTGCCGTCTGCTCATCGGTCACTTCGATGCCGTTATGTTTCAGGTCGTCCAAGGTGGCTAGTGCGGTCATTTCAGCCTCCGATCATCGGACTCGACTACTTGCCGCTCTTCTTGCCTGCAGCAGCATCCTCTTCACCGTCGCTGTCTGCGGTGGTACCGCTCACGACAGGGGTCTGCGCATCCTGCATGGAACGACCGGTGGTGGTGGAGAGGTTCAGTGTGATCTTGGTCAGGCACTCGGGGCGGATGACCTTGGCGCCGTACAGGTCGAGGCCGCGCACCATGTCGGCGAAGTCGGTCTGCATGCGCATAGCCTCGACGTTGCTGACCTGCTGTGCGAAGGTCACGGCGGCGTTGGTGCCGGCGAGAATGGACTGGGTGTCCGGGCTGGCGGACTTGTGCGGCACATTGTTGGACTTCACGACGGTGAAGCCGCGCACCTGGCCGACCACGCCGTTGAGCAGCGTATTATGGCCTGCTTCGGTGCCTTCGATGAAGCGGGAGTCCTGCAGCAGGAGCGCGTAGAAGTCGGGGCTGACGACGAGCCAGCGGCCCTCGTCGGGCACGTTTTGAATATCCAGCTTCCGTCCGGCTTCCACGACGGCGAGATACGCGTCGGCGGGGGTGCCGACGGCCACGGTCTTCGCCGGGGTCTCGACGGCCGTGTCCATGAGATTGGAGATGTAGTTCTCCACGTTCTTCATCATGTTGTAGGCGGCGGAATTGGTGAACTTTCCAGTCATGTCCGCCTTGGCCTGAGCCTTGTCGAGGTCGTTGACCTTGAAGGCGAAATAGTCGGACTGATTGATTTCAAGAACGGCTGCTTCCTTGTCATTGACATCGTCGACGGTGATCGCCTGGCCGCGGACGTACTTGCGCACAGTCACGTCGTCGTATCCGGTGATGTGCACGGTATCGCCGGCCTCACGGATGTCGCCCTCATAATCGCGGTTGCACAGGCTCGGGAAGACGAGCTTCGCGCGCAGGGCTTCGAGGATGGCAGCGGACCATACCTCGGGAATGAAATTGGTGATTGCCATTGCTGGTGGCCTCCTTACTTGCTGCGGCCTGCGAGCAGGTCATCCAGACGGCCCTTGCGGCGCGCCTCCTCGATCTGCTTCGGGGTCATGTTCTTCAGATCGTCCCTGGTAAGCTGTCCCGCCTGATGATCGCCATCACGGGCGCCTGACGGTGGGATGATTCCCGCCAGACCAGCCTTGTTCCCGCCTTGCGCGAGATACGGGTGTGCCGTGACCAGATCGTCGATTTTCTTGGAAATCACGTTCTGGTCGTATCCTCCCTGATCGTCAGCGGTCAGGTCGGAGAAATCGATGAGCTTCAATGCGTCGCTCGGATTGATGAGCTTGCCGGTGGCCGCGGCGGTGACGTTCGCCTGGAGCACCTGCTTCTGCAGTCCGGCGATGGTGGCCTGCGCGGATTCGAATTCCTTGCCGCGCTGCTCCCAGTCGGCGACCTGCTTCTCCAAGTCGTCCACGCGGTCGGCCTTCTCGTAGGCGGTCTTGAGCTTCGCCTCGAGGTCGGTGTTGACCTTCTTCTGGCCGAGGAACTTGTCGTGCCAGTCGACGGGCGGCTCCTGCGCGCCCGGATCGCCGGTGTTCGGATCCTGCTGCTGTCCATCGGACATGATGATGTTTCCTTCCTTTTACTGGATGTATTTTTCGCCGTTGCTGGAAAGCCAGCGACGATACGAGTTCTCGGCCTTCGCCAGCACATCCGGCGTGACCGGACTGCCTGGCTGATAGGGATTGTGGCCGTCCAATGCGGCCTCGTAGCGGAGCCGCGCATTGAGCAGACGCTTCTGCGCCGCGGTCAGCTCCTCATGCCGTCCCTGACGGTATCCGTTGTCGTGCAGCCATTGGCTGCGGCGAAGCTCCGGCACCTGCTCGCGCCATTTGTCGGGCAGGATGTATCCCTCGCGCTTCAGAAGTTCGATGGTCTGCTCGCGCGGCAGGTTGAAGCTGTAGATGCCTTCCGGCGTGAGCCTGCGCCTCTGGCGTTGGCCGTATTCGTATTTGCGGATCATGCGGCTCCAGCCGTAGCGGCTGGTGCCTTCGGACGTTGTCATGCCGATGTTGCCGCGTCCGATTGGCCGCATGCCTCGATGCGCGTTGACGACCTGGTAGATGTCGGCGCCGTCCCTGATAGCCTGCGCGTCGGCATGTCCGAAGACCTTGTCCTGCTCCTCTTCGCTCATGTTGTTGAAGCGGTCCATCGGCGATGTGATCCAGCCTTGTTTCTCAGCCTTTTCCTTGCCTTTGCAGGGTATGGTGCGGCCGTGGCATTTCGGATGACGAAGGAAGTCGTTGTTGTGCCGGAAGTATTTTCCGGCGAGGATGGCGCATCTTGGGCAGCAGTCGGGTGATTCGACTCGCACATAGCCGACGCCGGCACGTTGCGTGATGCTGACGCCCATCGCGCTGATTGACGTGTCCTCGATGGCCTGCATGGCCATCTGGCGAAGCGTAGCACGACCTGCCATCATGGCATCGGATTCGCCCATGCCTGACTTGATGGCCGACAAAGTGCGCGTCACCGGGATATCGAAATATGATTCGAGGTCGATGCCGCTCGGTGCGAAACCCGTCCCGAAGGCGAGGGGATTCGCAATACCGTCAGGGCGCACGTAGTCGCCCTGTTCGGCGAGCATCAACGTGGACGAGTCCATCGCATCGCTCGCGGCGCGGGTCTGCAGTGTGGCGAAGAGCGTAAGGAAATCGGCGTTTGTCCGATTCCAGCTGTCACGCACCCGCCTCGGATCCACGCCCTTCCAGGTTTTGTCCGCCGCCCTCACGGCCAGCAGGCACAGTCTGGCCAGAGTGTTCCGGCTGTCCGACAGGCTCTCCAGCGTCACCGTCATCAGATGCACCTCCGACCTGCAGGCTTCGTGCTATCTCAGCCATCTCCGGATCGTGATTCTCGTCGTCCACCATGCGCATGATGCGTTTGATGTCCTCCGGACTCTGGCCCATCTGCTCCGCGATCCACTGCAGGGGGTAGCCGAGCTTCTTGTATTTGAGCATCGCGTCGGCCATCAATGCCTCGGACCGGTATTGCGGGGTGGCGAACACGACTTTTGAATCCTCGAGGATGCGGGCGGATTCATCGTCGTCCTCGAGCGTCATGGCCATCTCGCACAATTCGCGCACCGGCTGACGCATGAAGCTGATGCGCTCCAATGTCTTCGACACGAGGCCAGCTTCGGCGACCTCGTAGCCGGTGGCCGGCACCTCCGCATTCGTCAGCAGGTAGTGGCCGGGCGTGCGTGTCTCGGCCGCGATGTGCTCGACGGCCTTCTGGATGATCGGCAGGAACGCCTGCAGGTTGCTGGCGGTCCATTCGCCGATCGACACGTTGTCGCCGGTGATCTGCATGATGCGCTCCATGACCTGCTTGTCGAGGTTCACGGGACGTTCGCCGACCTGCTCGCCGGTAGTCTTGTCGAAGACCGGTTCGGACAGGGAGTCGCCGCCGAGTATCACCCTCGCCGGCATGGACGCGAAATCCAAAGCATTCAAGGTGTATGCCCAGCAGACGTTGACGGCGTCCTGCATCGATTCGACCTGCTCCACATCGCTGATCGGCAGGTCGTCCAGGAGCATCTGATTGCGGAATTCGACCAATGGCACGCGTCCGAGCGGGTTCGCGCGCGCCGAATCCGGAACGAACCGCCAACCCTCAACGCCGGGCGGCAGACGGTTCCGCTCGTCATCGCCGCCGGCGCGCACGCGCACCACGTCGAACACCATGTCCGGCAGCAGCAGCGTGCCGAATTCGTGCTCCTCGTCGTAGCGGACCAGGAGGCCGGCGTCGACCTCTCCAGTGAGCGGGTCGTAATGGACGGCTGCGGAGTCGGGGTGTTCGAAGCTGATGCGCGCCCTGCCGTCAGGCATCGAGGTCACCAGGCCGAACGCACGTCCGGTCGTGGTCATCATCAGCGCCGTCTCCTGCAGTTTGCGGTCGCAGTCATTCCGCTCCCACACGCGCATGACATGCGAGTCGAGCTCACTGTCGTCGTATGGGATAAAGCCTCTGAAGTGGATGCGTTCGACCGGCGCCTGCGCCACCGGCAGGCACCAGTTGTCGGCGAAACCTGAGAACCGGTCCGCCATGTAGCGTTTGAATTCGTCGGACGCGAATTTCAGGGTTCCGCGCTTGCCGCGCACATAATCCGTATGCTTCCTGATGTCCGGCCAACGGTTCTCGATCTTCAAGGCGAGCAGGTTCGCCATGCGATTCACGTCATCGGCGGTACGAATCATTTAGAACCCCCTAGTAGTAGAACCAGTCAGCAGGTACGCCTTGCGTTTCCTGCCCCAGCCGGCGGCACGCGCGTCGCATGCCGCCTCGTGCGCCAGCACGCACGTCACCGCCGCATCGATTTTCCGCGTCTGCTTCGGCTTGCCCAACCCGTAGCGTTCGCCGGATTTGGCGAAGCGTCTTGCGTTGCGCATGTGCGTGATGGTGATCGGACACCCGTCCTGTGTGATCGCGTGATGCTGCAGGTCGGATTCGAAGCGTTTCAATGCCTCCCAGACGGCGGTGATGCGGCTCGAACCGCTCATCGACCAGGGGATGAATTTCTTCGGCCCGTATTGGGAGTCCCATGCCTCGATCTGAGATTCCCACGACACCTCGTCGCGGAAACCCGGATCGCAATAGGCGCGGATTATCCGGTATCGTTCGTTGAGCTCGTCCATGGCGGCGTTGACCTCGCTGCGCGGGATGCGGCCGCCCCACGTTTTCGGATTCCAGATCGTCGGACGGCGATCCTCGCCGTACCGTGGCGTGAAGATGAAACCCTCGCGCGTCTCGGCCTTGATGCATGTCCAGTCGTCGTTCTCGGAGCCGTCGAAGCCGAGACACACTTCGGTGCCTTTTGGCGGGTTCTCAAGCCAAAGCTCATGTTCCTGCATAGCAGCTCTCCCAGAGTCCATCCTCGAGCCAAGCGCCGCCGCCCTGCACCATTCGGTTGCCGAAGAAGCGTTCCGCCTGTGCGGGATCCTTCTCCATGAGCGCCTCGGCCTCCGCTTCGACGGAATCCAAAGGCACCCACGGGCTTCCGGCGTAGACCCATTCGAGGATCTTGCGGCGTTCGCGCCGGTTGTTGAAGCTGTATGGCGTGCCGTCCTTGTGCCGCAGGTCCGGGTTAAGGTCCGGGTTGCGGTAGAAGATCCACACGTCCGATGCCGATGTCTCGAATTGCTGCTGTGCATAGGAATTTTCGCCGGGGTCGTAGGCGTTGGTCCAGAAGTGCGTTCTGCCGCCCATGCCTGCGGCGCCACGACGCTGCGTATCCGCCACGTCGAGCATCCCATTGGATTTCGTGTATAAACCGGCCTCGTCCTGTTCGGCGTCCGAGATCGGGTTGCCCAGACGGCTGGTGGCCGAGGCGGTCACCACGTCGATGCGGTCGAGGTCGAGATCATCGTCGTCAAGGTTGATTCCGGGGCGCAGGATTCGGATGAAGCCCTCGCGCACCTTGAGCAGCTGCTTCAAGGGGCCGAGCCGGATCATGGCGACCAGTGGACGGTAGGCGTTGCGCACCTGGTCCTCGGAGTTCGCGGTCAGCTGGATGAGCGGCGACGGGTGACGCATGCCCTTCGGCTCGCCCGGATTGTAGTGGTAGACCCATCCGCAGGGGCAGCCGTTGTCGGCGCAGCGGTACACGTCGCCGGGCTTCGCCCATCCGGCGAACACGACTGGGCCGCATGCCTCGAGTATGGCGCATGACGCCTCGGTTGGCCCCTTGCCTGTCTTCTGCGGGCCGATGCAGCCCGTCAGACGATATTGGAAAGCCTGGTTGAGGACCAGTGGATTATCGACCGTGACCTCTTCGGGCGGGACGAACTCCGCGTCCTCGCGCACACGCCACCTGTGCGCCGCATACCAGAACTGCCAGTCCGACCAGCAGAAGGGCTTGCCGCGAAGGATGCCGTCGGGCTGGCGCACGTGACGCCGCACCCAGGCGTCCTGCAGGTCGGCGAGGGTCGGGAAGTCGATGATCCAGTCGTCGGCCATGTCACGCCCTCAACCGGCGTGGGAACTGGACGATCTTGGTGTCCATGCCGCTCTCGGACGCCTCCGTGTCCGTGGCGGGCACCTCGTGTGCGGCCATGTCGACGTTGTCCTCGGAGATCTTCCAGCCGAGCGCCTGCAATCCGGCCTCCGACAGGCCGATGCGGTCCTCGAGCCGGATCTTGATCGCCACGTCCGCGGCCTTGGCTAATGAGCTCTCGCAGATGACGCATTCGCGGACATATGATGCGATCTGATAATGCAGATACCGAAGCTGCGGCTGTTTCCATGCGCGTGCCTGCGGCAGACGCCACAACTGTTTCCACAGTTCGGCCTCCCGGTCATTCCAGGATTCCGAACCGGCCCTGTCCTCGATCCATTCCTGCGAGTCCTTGTCGAAATAGCGGATCACGTAAGGCGGCAGCGGAAACTTCGGCGGCCGGCCCTTGTATTCCGTGTTCGGCAGACTGCGCAGGGTGTATCCCCTGCGTTCGCTCGCACCGCTCGACGGATCCGGCATTGGACCGGATCTGACGCGTTTTCCTCCTCTTGGCATGTCTCCTCCATCGTCGGACGGCCTCGCGCCGTTCCTTCGCTGTCGGCGGTCGGGCCTTTCGCCCGACCCCCTCTGAAACTTTTGAACCCTCCGCACCTCGGAGACAGCTCTCCGGCGGTTCCGGCCGCCAATCCGTTAGGGGGTACCCCCGTGGGTGTTTCGCCGGTTTGTTTTCGTTGATTTTCCAACGTTTTCCAATACCGCGCGTTCGTCTTCGCGGCGGGCCGCGAACCGAATTGAAAAAGACTTGATCGCTTTTCGTTTTCCGCTTCGCCTCACGCTTGCGGCGCGCGCCGGACGTCGTCGGCTTGGCTCGACGTACCGCATGCGCGCAGCAGATGAGATGAATCAGCGAAGGCTTCGACCGTTGAAGCCTGAAGGTTTCGTCCTTGCCGTCTTGCTGTCGTGGCAACGCTTGCACAGGCCACGCATGCGCGCCGGATCGTTGGGGTCCAGTCCGGCTTCGACGAGTTCGACGCGTTCGAGCGGCCAATGGTCGGCGATGGTGCTGGGGGCGCCGCATAGGCCATGGTGCCTGCCGCATCCGTCGGGTCCGTCACCAGGGCAGACGCATCGCGGGTCCCTCGCCAGCACACGGGCTCGTGCGAGACGATGCGCCTTCGAGGTGTATGGATTGCGGCCGCGCGAGCGGCGCTTGTCCTTGGCTTTCCTGCACTCGTCACACAGGGAGCCGGAGGATACCAGGTGCGGGCAGCCGGAGGTGGAGCATACCTTGTACATCAATCCCCCATCATCACGTAAGCGCGGGATTGGCTTGCCTGCCGCTGTTGGTGTATGCCCACTCTGACGTGAGTGGGCGGAGCGTGTCCGATATGCCGTTCGGACAGGACGGGATATAACCCAAGGAGTTAGGAGAATCCATCGGTGGATATGAAAAGGGTTCAAACCGTTTTCCGGTTTGAACCCTTTAATCCACTGACAATTCTGCCTTGCACTTTGAAAAATGTCAAATCACGTCATGCTGTGCGAGGCGCGCGTGGACGTCGGACAGGCGGTACAGCGGCTGTCCCTTCTCGTTTCTGCCGGCCGGTTGGATCCTGCCGCGCTTGCGCCACGAGTAGATCGTGTTCACGCTGCACTGGAACCCGCATTCGCGCAGCAGGTCCGCACACGCTTGCGCCGTGAACGTCCTGCCTGATTCGATGCACTCCTTCAGGAACCCCAATCGCACGTCGACCACGCGGTAAGTGTTGCCGCACACCGGACAGTCAACGCTTACCGCGCCGATTTCGGCGGTCAGCTCCACGCCGCACAGAGGATTCAGGCACCTGCCGATACCATGCCTGGATGGCGGCACGTCGATGATGCCCAGCGTCTTGCGCGTCAACCGCTCCCAGTCACGCCAAATCAGACCAATGTCCGGCAATCGTGAAAGACGATTGCAATCCGCGCAGATACTCAGGCATTTCAACACAGACGGATGAATCCTGCTATCGGCCCACGGCATGGCCGGCGGAGCATACAACCGCCGCCAAAGAGCGACAGCCAAATCATCGATCTCCTGCAGATGGTCAATCACAGACAACCTGACCGGCGTCGGAGCCGAAGCCAAATTGGTCCGGCCGGGCTGATGGCCACCGTAATGTGCGGTGCTGTCCAGAAACTCGCTCAGGGCTTGGATCCATGACGGATAGTCGCGGAGCCATCCTCTCATTACGGCATCGCACTTGTCACACAGCGTATTGCGCAGATTGCACTCCCCGCCGCACACTTGGCACATGCCGGCGAGCGCTGGCTTGTTTTGTTTGGTTTGTGCTGGTTGTGTCTGGTTTGGTGTTGGTTGGGATTCGTTGTTTTGTTCGTTCATTTGTTCGATTCCCTCCGGCGTGATAGTCTGGTTTGTGGTAATGCCAGAGCCCGGCCGGAAGGTCGGGTTCTTTGTTTATTCGGTGACGGAGTCCTGTTCTTCAAGGTCGACGTGTTCGATCTTGGCTCTATGGCGGAGCAGAACGGCGTATTCATCCATGACATCGAGCTGCCTACTCAACAAAGTGATCGGACAGACGAGCTCGAAGTCAAGCGTGCCATCCGCATACCGCTGCAGCATGCCCCTGAGCCTGCCGGCGCGGACGGTCAACTCCCGGTACTCGACACGCATGCGGTCCTGGTAGCCGGAGGCCTTGGCGCTCGCGGGTTCCGCTTGGTCGGCGGCGGCGAGCACTTCGATGGCTTGGCGCAGGTATCCGTCGCGGATCCATTCGGATGCGGTCCGCCATTCCTCATGGATGATTTCGGTGGAGTCCTTGCGGAGCGCCCATTTGAGCCCGAACAGATGTTCGGCTACGGCTTCGGTGCGCGCGTCGATCGGCGGCAGTGGCGGGTCTAGTGTTTCCTCACTCATTTCGTTTCCTTCCTCTTTTGATTGTGCATGGTCTTCCAGGTCTTGTGTCGCAGCAGCCACACCACCCATTCGGGCAGTTCGGTCCAGATGGTCAGATGTGAGGACGCGGCGTATAGCTTCCACCACCTGCCGCAGATGACGCAATGCTCTATCCTGCGCAGGCTGTCCTCGTATTGCGCCGGACCTATGCCGTTGCTCGCGCAGATGAATATCCCGACCGCGCTACGGCATGCATGCGGCGAGCGCCGTTTGTTACGACTGATGCCGTGCATCATTCCGCCTCCTTACCGAGGATGTAGACGAGCGTCGGCGGCAGTGACGGTTCGAAGCATGTGTTCGGCGGCACCTTGTACTCGCCTTTCCCATTGAGTCCAGGCAGCACGTCGGTCCGCACCACACTCCACCCCTCGGAAAGCAGGCTTTCGAGCGTTCCGGCGTTGTTCAGCGTAAGCGTCCATGCGTCCCTGTCGGTCGTGTATGTGAGCGGCACTACCTTAAATTTCCAACTCACTGCTCCGTCTCCTTCTGCTCGTCCAACCACCTTTCGAACAGCCGGTACATGTCCAACGAAATGGCCCTCACCGGCTGGAACTTCATCCGCCACATGCAGTCGGCACACACCTCCGAAGCGGTCTTCGCCTGATCCATATAGGCAAGATGCAGGGCATAGACCGGACTGGACACCCGCCTGCCACACAAATCGCACGTGTGCATATCC